TGATGAGGTCGAAGCCGAAGTCAGTCAGCGTCGCAGCCGTGAACGGAGTCAGAGCCTGGAAGCTGACGCGCACCTTGGTGACGACCATGAACCGCGTTGCGTCGGTCCATCGCACGTAGAACAGTTGGCCTAGCGCAGCGAGCGCCGCCGCGATCGTGCCGCTGGTGGCGCAGATGCAGTAGTGGCCGAGTGCGCCTTGCGGCGTTGGCTTGGCTACCACGTGCATGGGCACCGACGCACCGACGCCGACCTCGGCGAGAGAACCAGAGACGCCGCCTTCGAGGACTGCCATGAGTTACGCCAGAACGGTGTAGGAGAACTTGACGGAGCCGCGCACCTTGCCGATGCGGGTGGGGACATACTGGATCGGACCCAGCTGGTTGACGACGCGATCGAACGTCGCGCCTGCGGGGCTACGATTGCTGCCGCTGGCCAACACGGGCCGCATGGCGAAGCCCGGAGGCGTCTGCCACATCACGACCGCGCTGCCCGCCGCCGGGGTCACCGCAATGACCTGGACCGGCTGCATCTCAGCCTCGTCGGCCAGCGTGCCCTTGCCGGTGTAGGGGCCAGGAGCCTGCCAGCAGAGCACCTTCGAGGTCGGCCCGATCGCTGCGTCGGTGATCGTGAACTTGCCTCGCCATGTGGCGGTCGCCGAGAGCGCGACACTGATCGTGGTCGCCGTGACGGAGCCCGGCGCGACCGGCGCGATGTCCACGACCGCACCACCAGCCAGCGCTTCAGTCTGGACCCAGTCCCGCACCTGAACCGCTGTGGGGCGGCCCTTGGCGAAGGTCTTGGGTAGGCGCTTGACCCTCACAGCAGCTGGCCTCCACCTGGGGGCGTGGCGATGCCGGGCTGTTGAGCGACCGCCGACAGCGCGGTCGGCTGACCGATCGGAGACGCGGCGAGGTCCTTCACTGTCGCGGCCTGTTGCTGCTGCAGCTGGGCTTGAGCAGCTGCAGCCTCGGCGCGGCCTCGAGCTTCACGCAGCGCGCGCACCGTGTCGTCGTCCACGATCAGGTCGGTGTCGATGCCGAGCATGCGGCTGTAGCGGTCGACGTATTTGTCGAAGTTGATCTTGTCGAGGATGTCGGGCTTGACCTGCGACAGGGCCACGATGTTGCCCATGAAGCGGTCGACACTGTTGCTGCCGATTGCGCGCTGCGCCTGGGCCAGGATGCTGACGAACTCGACCGATAGGTCGACGCCGTAGAGCTCAGGCGGCGGCGGCGGGATCAGGCCAGCCTCGAACATCTCGTCGAACGTGATGTCGATGAGCGGCTGCAGCAGCTCGTTGTGCAGACGCTCGAGCGTCGGGCCGAGCATCAGCAGCTTCTCTTCGTGCCTCTCCGCGACCTCGGTCGCAGTCATGCGCGTGTCGGTGCCGGCGTTGGCCAGCATCAGGAACAGGTCCTCGTAGAACGCCTGCTTGATGCGGACGCGCACGTCCTGGATGTCCATCAGCAGGTGGTCGAGCTCGAGGGTCACCTCGAACGCACTACGGATGCCGCCGTTGGGCGAGACCTGATCGTAGGCGAGCAGGCTGCCCGGCTCGAAGTAGCTCACGCCACCCGGCAGCATCTCGCCGTCGCGGTCCTTGAGACTCGTCGGCACCTGCAGCGGCGGCTTCGTCTTGAAGTCGATCGCTTGGCCCTTGCGCAACTGCTCCTGTTGGAGCTGGCGCACGTCGCCCAGCGCTTCCATGCCGGGGCTCGTGCCGTAGACGTCGCCGCCGGCAACAGCCCAGCGTGGCGCCAACAGCGGGAACCGCTTGAACCCCGACTCACGGAGCAGCTTGTTCTCCTCGCCGCCGAGCTCGAGGTAGCACGACTTGAACGGCATGTCCTTGGCTAGGGGACTGCGCAGGTCGCGCTCGCGGTCCGACCGCGGCTCGATGACGTGCAGGATGTCGACCGTGTTCTCGAGGTCGCCCGAGTTGAACATCTGCTGCACCGCGATGCTGCAGTTCTCGTAGCCGAACTCCTTCACCGTCTCGCCGACCGTCTTCTGGAACTCGCGGTAGACCGCGACGATCTGGCCCTTGTAGTTCTGCTGCAGCGAGTATTCGCCGCAGGTCAGAGGGTAGCAGTGGATGACGTTGTCGAAGTCGGGCAGCACGAGCACCGCGGCCGTGCCGAAGGCGCCGAGCTCCTCGTAGGCTTGGTGCAGGGCCCGGTAGACGTTGCTCTTCGCGAACACGCGCTGCATGCGCTCCACGACGTCGTCGAGCCACTCGCGCACCGAGTAGAGCTCGGACAGGTCGGGGTCAGGCGTCGACAGGCGGAACCAGGGGCGTGCCGGCGAGGTGGCGCCAGCCATCATGCCTGCGCCAAGCACGCGCAGCGCGCGGGTGCCGGTGTTGTCGTAGATCTTGTTGTAGAGCTCGCGGCCGGTGCGGTTCCGGTCGCTGACGAAGAACCGGCCGTTGCGCGGCAGGATGTGCTTGGTGACGTCGGACCAGTGCGTGATCCACGTCGACCGCTCGGTCTTCAGCGCGCCGTTGCGCCGCATGTAGGCGGTGCGTCGGTCGGGCTTGGTCTGCATCGAGAGCGTCGTCATGTCACCCACCCAGCAACGAGGATTGGCCCAGCTTCATCGCCGACCGTGAAACGCCAGACTGCCCCGAGAGCATCGTGGACGAAGGACCAGACAGCGCGCGCTTCTGCTCCTGGGCGAGCAGCGACGCGGTGTCAGGGCTCTTGCCGTTGGCCTTGGCGGACTCCATGGCCGCGCGCTTCTCGGCATACATGGCCTTCGAAGCAGACTCCTTCTGGGCCTGCTCCTGTGACCGTAGAGCGCGCTTCTGGGCGCCGGCCTGCTTCTCGCCTTGGTAGACCGTTCCCGCGATCGCCAAGCCACCCATGACCGCTGCAGCTCCAGCGAAGCCCATGGTCAGAGCTCCTTGCTGAAGAGGATGTCCTGCACGCCGTAGCCGATCCTTGGCAGGATGGCCTCGAGCGCGGTGCCTTGCTTCGCGTGCCAGACGATCATCTGGCAGCCATTCTCCTTGGCGGCCGCTTCGGTCGCCGCGATCAGCCGGCGCCCGCGGCCGCGGTGAGCCTTCGCGACGAACAGCAGGTCGTTCTGGCAGTAGAGCAGGCCTGCGTAGTGGATGTGGTGCTCGAGGAAGTTGACCGAGTAGCCGACCAGCGTCTCCTTCGGGCCTTCCTTCAGAAACAGACCGAGCGCGAGCAGGTGGCCTCGCTCCTCGAGCCCAGATCGGGTCGAGGACCATCACGCGCTTGTTGAGCGCGACCTCGTCCCAGTGCTCCGTCAGCAGGTGCTGGCCGCTCTCGCGGATGAGATCTACGCCGATGGGGCGGATCCTGAACTTCGGAGCGGTGGAGGTTCTGGGCATCGAGCCGAACCGTAGGCAGGTGCCACATTCCCACCTAGCCCATCGGATTCCCGCCTGACCACCCGCGGCCCGCCGTTGTGCTTCGCGCGCTCGGCGGCGACCTCGACCACGACGTCACAGGTCTTTGTAGGGGTCATACTCGGCTGGCCTGCCGCGAAGCAGGGCCTGGGCGTGGTGACGCTTGGGGGTGTCCATCAGGGCCAGGATGTAGGCGCTGCCATAGTCAGGCGAGCGGCCCAGTTTGTCGATGATCTCCTCGCGCGACTGCACCTGGATGCACTGGCCCGACAGCTTCCACTTCGGCGTGCACAGGTCGGCGAGCAGCTGCTTGTCGGGCGGCAGGCAGATGCCGGTGTTGCGCGCCGGCTCGAGCGCTTCACGCATGCGCCACCACAGCTCGCTGCGCTGGTTCTTAAACGGCAGGCGCCCGTCGATGGCGATGCCTCGAGCTGGCTCGCCGACGTTGCACCCGATCGTCTGCTGGCCGGTTGCCATCAGCTGGCCGAACGGCTGGGCGCCAACACCGAACAGGTCGATGTGAATCACCGCGTGGTCGCGCTTGGCGGCGAGGATGTAGCCGGCAACCGTCGGCCCGTCCTGGCACTGGTCACCGCGATAGGTGATCGGCTTATCGAACCACATGCCGTGCCGGCGCGCGATCACGGTGTTGTCCCTTCCCTTCATCGCGACGTCGACACCAACGCTGTCCATCGGCGGTAGCCGGGCTGGGAGCGTCCAGCGTGCCATGGCTTCCTCGATCCATCGAGTGGGGATCACCTGGAAGGGGTCGTCCTCGACACCCGCGTGGAAGTCACCGTAGAGCAGCTGGGAGCGAAGCGGCTCGGGCATCGACATCAGCTGCCTCATGTAGCCCGTGCCCATCAGGTGCGGGTTGTCGGTGATGCGACTGGGGATGAACGTCCTCGAGCTCGGCTGCGTCAGCTCGGTCCCGGTCATGAACGGCTCGGGCCCGTCGACCTCGATCTCCTTGCCGTCGACCACGGCATACCATCGGAGCTCGCCAGGCTGTGCCGGGTTCGGGTGCTTCTTGTCGAGCCACGGCGCGAAGTAGCTGATCACCCACCGGCCCTCGACCGAGGTTGGCGGGTTGAAGTTGATTAGCACTCGGCAGCGCTGTCCTGGGTCGGTCGTGCGCAGCCAGCCCATCAGGAACTTCGGCGCCTGCTCGCGCATCTCGGCGGCCTCGTCGAACACGAGCAGGTCGTGCGGTCGCCCGCGATACTTGGCCTCGTCACCGGTGCTTGGGAACGAGCCGAACTCGAGCTGCACGGGCACACCGTCTGGCCGCTTCAGGCGCCAGATGCCGTTGCTGCCGTTGTGCCCCTCGCGCGTGCCCAGGATCACGGCGATGTCGTCGACTACCGCGGTCAGCTCGGTGCCGGTCTGGCGGAAGAAGCCGACCCGCTGGTGGTTCGTCAGCGACAGGCCGATGGCGAGGTGTGTCTTACCACCGCCTGCAG